TTCCTGCTCCCTTGACTTCATTCTCAATTGTGCCCGCAAGGTTTACTGTGTTTCTGATGCCTGGTATTATACCAGCAGCACCGAACAAATCAAGACTCAATCCAGTAGAGGTATTAACAGCGAGAGTGGCAACAGTAACCTTTGAACCTATACCAGATGTCGGGTCTAGATCTGGTAGAACTCCAGTTAAAGGCCCTATCATTTCTTTCATACTGTGAGTAGCACTTAAATTTAACCTTGCAGTAGACATACTAATCGCGGGCATCAAATTTCCAGTGAATATGTTTGGATATAGAGCGGAGGTTCCAAGATTCATTCCAGAAAGACCCATAATATCTATTTTACCACCACGAGGAAATCCAGCAGTTATAGTCGTTGGTATTTCAAGTCCACCATTCAGAGCTTCTCCAACTGCGTCACCAAGATCAGGTTCAAACGATGGATATGCATTGAAATACATATTGCCAAAACTAACATGTTTGAAATCTGACATACTGAAAATTTTTGTTCTACCTCGTGTCCTTTGATTCATTTGTCCAGTTACCCTCAAAGAATCATCTCCAACGGTGGGTTTCTCTTTGTCAGTAGAACCTATGGCGACATTCCTATTTGCATTAGTGCTGAGGTTATAATTAGAATCAGTGTGAACGTCTATGTTACCCTGTGCGTTAATAATGTGTCTACCCTTCACTGACTGAAATGAGTGGCCACTTACATGTTCGTATTTGTTACCCTTTACATTTAAATTGTAATCTCCATCTACGGTAATATTGAAATCGCCTTTTACATAAAGATATTTGTTTACTAAATCAATTTCAAAATCATCTCCGACAACCTTAGTTACTTTTTTTCCATCTGGTTGTATTTCGTAAAATGTTCCAGCGGTGTGGAATTCGTGAATTCTTTCAGAGCCTGGCGTGTCATCAACCTCAAATACATGACCACTCTCTGTCTCTCTTACATGGTTGTATGGATATTCAGATTTAGATTTTTCTGCCCCTTGCGGATGGGGTTCGTCCCAATACTGTGGTTCAAATATGGGGTTTGAAATTGTTATCGCTTCAGATTCATCACCGTCTGTTTGTTTGGGATGAGTAAACCCCTTTGGTTGACCGCCATTTTTAACACCCAATCCAGTTGGAGTTCCATACCCAGTGGGTATTTTCGTTGTCCTAGTATCTCTTTTAGCTGCGGTTGAATAATGTTGTTCTGATTTATCAGGCCCCCTAGCGAGTCGAGAGGAATCTGCCTCAAACAGAACATTTTTTCCTATGTCTTTTTTATCCTCATTTTGACCAAGATGTCTTGGGAACTTTTTATTTGGGTCATAAAATCCTATCTGTTCCGTATCGGGGAAATCGTTAGTATCTCCGACTTCTGGTAAAACTGACATACCACCGATAGAACCCATGATTACTGGTATCTGGCCATCCTCTCCATCGACAAAGAATCCTATAACAGATGACCCCTCTACCAAACCAGTGGGTGACGTTCCAACACCAGAGATAGCTGCAGACGTTACATTCTGCATTGTCATAGACCAAGGCAATTCCTCAGTTGGTAGTGTTGTTTTATCTTTTGTATGATGTCCAAGAATACGCACACGATATCTACCCAACTTGTCTGGGTCTTTTCTATCCTCTACGATTCCTTGCCACCAAGAAAAATTTGGGTATCTATTATCCATCGGTTATCCTAAAGAGTTTACACTATCACGAACTACATCTAATTCCATAGTATGTTCTTGAAAACTAACATTGTGCGTTATCCCAGTGATAGAATACAGGCCTGACATTCTCTTATCGAATATCTGTTCTTCTCTGGGAGTATTAGATTTTTCTGTCGTTGCCGGAAAATTAAGTTGAACCAACATTCCCAAATCTATGTCTGTTCGGCCAGGCACAGTTACTTTAATTTTTAATCTATTTAATTCAGCGATAGCAGAAGTTCTGTATGCAGTATTTAGGAAGTGTTGTGCATCGTATCCAAAATCTTGATCTGACCAAATATTACCAGCGCCTATTCTGACGTTAATTTGATTTCTGGGGTCAGAAATAACTCTCTGCCTCAATGGAGTTTCATCAGCGATATGGTCAAAATCATCATACCCAAGAGGAATAACATTTGCATTTTGTGATAATCTATCTTTCTGTTGTGGTGTATAATCAAACTCCATGTGGTATGGTTGTCTCTTTACCATATCATATCCCACAGTGAGATTGCCCAGATATCCACTTATTTGGTCAGCGAGACTATCAGCATATCTAGGAACCTCGAGCGAGGTAATACTATTATACTTTTTTGAAACAAATGGTGAAATATACGACATACCACTAATATTTGACCTTCTTTGTTCGTTAATCATAAAGTCTGTGTCTAAAGAAGGGACTAAAGTAAACTCGTCATATACCAAACCATTTGTTTTATAGTAGTTTGCTATTCTAGAAAGACTCACTAAATAATGTCTTTTGTCCGATTGGAAGTATAGATTATTGGGCATCAATTGTTTGAAAGGTGTTTGTGGTACAACCTGTCTTGCCAGAAAATTCATGCACCTAAATGGACTCCAATAATTAGATATAAAACAAAAATTATCTCTAGTAAACGGTGGGCCGTCCATATCGAAAAATTCTAACGGGCCATGTTTAATGTGTGCGCCTTTGTTAGTAATATAATGTGGTTCTCGTATTTTCGTTTCATATATCTCGTTGAAGATGTCTCTAGGAGACCCACTAAATCTTTTTGATATTGTTACAGTGTTATCCTTAAATCCTTCAAAGGAAACTAACTTCAAAACATAAAATCGTTCTCGGTCTTCTTTAAATCTCTGATTTATAATACCAGATACAATGAACGATTGTTCTATCACATTACTTGGCGAATCCTTTAGATGGGGAGATCTAAATTTAATGGTAACAGTTTCGCCACCTGTTATCGGAAGGTCACCTATAAGATTAGCAGAATCGCCCATTGACATTTCAGCAAAAAGACAATTTTGAAAAATACTTTCATAGATCACAACATTGCCAGTGAAACCTGTGGCGATAAGGTCTATAACTTTTTCACGCCCCAGTTCTGGATTGGGTATAAGAAAACACTCTTCAATTTTTACCGAACCTGGCTTTTGAATATCATCACTCATTCTCTAATCATTCCCCTAAACTGATTGGCAAAATCTCTTACAATAGACGGTTTTAAAAGTTTAATTTTTCTTTTCTTTTCGTTATAATCTCTTTCGTATTCGAGGTTGGTCACAGCTGTTATATCACCGCTGCTGAGTTTAGCAGAATCAAATGTTGTTCTAACAGTTTTATCTGAAGTGAGAACATAGTGATTCACGTTATTAATATTTTCTAAACCATATTTTTGAACTGTGTAATTATATAACTCTGAACTTTCTCTTGGCCAATCGTGATATGGATCTACGATATTATTGACAATGAGAATAGTCCAATAAAATTCTACTGTGTCATAAAAATCGAAAGATATTTTCTCTGGAGTTTCGCCATCACGAACAATATAATGGTTTTGTAGTGTCGCACCAACAATTTTGTCGCTAGGAGCAACACGCCTAAAAAAGTCTGGTATTACAATGTTGTTACCATCTATGTTGTATAGTGTTCTTGGGAAATTTTTAAAAAACATATCTTATCCTATGTTGTATTGCCATCGGCTACAATCTGACCAGTTGACTGACCGTTATCATTCTTCTGATCTTCCTGCCCTGTTGCTGGCCCAGTTGGCGGTTCACCACCAGCGGCTCTTTCTCGACTAAAATGTCTTATCATTCCTCGTTCTCTGAGAACTAGTTCTTTGAATTGCAAAGTTAATTTTATTTCACTGGGTGCGCCGCCCATATCTTTAAATCCAGACATCATACCACCAGAACCGTAATCAACATTCATACCAGTGAGGGCACAGGTTTGAATCTGATTGATGAAGGAATTTTTATTGCCCCTATACCTATATTCAATTTCAAACTCTGCTGGATACTTGAGAAATAATTGACTTTTATCTTTTTCTGGATGCATGTAAAATTCAAACTCATTGATTATTCTCAAAACCTGTCTCAATTCTTCTTTGTTTCTTGGAGCAAATATATGATTGAAATCGAAACTTCTAAAATTCATAGTCTTGAAAAGTTGTTCCTTGAAAGGATTAGCAACTTTACTTGAAGTCACTTCTAAAGTGGCTTCCAATGGCAAATTGACGCCCATTTGTTTACCGATATTTGCAAGAGAAGCAACTTGTCTCAAAGCAAACTCGCCGCCTTCTTTTGTTTTTAGAGCAGCTGCCATGTTATTCAGACCCCCTGACTCCAATAACATTCCAAGAAGACCAAAATCAGTTGAATCCCACTGGGCTTCATTTTTCATATTTGGGGATGCTGTCTGAGCTAGTGTAATGATTGATTTCGTCTGTCTAGTGGTGTTCATCTGAACCAAATTAGTAGCTCTTCTGGCAAGCTCATCAGTAAGACCAGAACCCTCAGCACCTACCACCAAACCAGCCGCAGTAAGGAGGCCGCCTGGAAGCCTAGAACCAACCGTAGCAATACTAGTATTAATAGCCAACCCAAATGCATCTTCCATAGAGGTAGCAACACCATCGGGATTGTTTGTGATACTGTCACCAAGTTGGGTGCCGCTGCCACGAGTACCATTGCCACCAGACGCCTCGACAGAGTTTCTTAGGTTTATTCTGAAATTGACGGAGTGCGGATAATAGTCACCTTCCACATCTAGGGGATATCTTAAAATCTGTTGAGAGAGTTTATCTTCTTTAGAGTTATCTTCGGGATCAGGTTTATCATCTGATGAAAACCCACTGGAAACGGTGTTTGCAACTATACTAGCAGTGGTTTCTCCCTCTCCGCCGCCAATACCTAATAGTTCTTTAAATTTATCTACTATACTCATCTCGTTTCCCACTAAATAGTGTTGTTATTGGACTATTTATATGCCTTATAGAAAAGAATTACATCAAGGGAAATTTATTCCTAAAAATCCTAAAAAATATAAAGGAAACATTAGGGATATCACCTACAGGTCTGGGTACGAACTGAAGTTTATGAACTGGGCCGATTTAAATGCGGATGTCGTTGAGTGGGCATCCGAATCGGTTGTGATACCCTATCGTTCACCACTGGATAGAAAGGTACACAGATACTATGTGGATTTCTATCTCAAGACTATTGGCGGTGAATATCTCATAGAAGTAAAACCAGAACGAT